TTTTCTTCGAATCATTTAAGTTAGTTAAACTCTGGGATACATCCGCGAACCCCGCCTCAATTCTATCTTCCAGATCATTCATGTTTGCAGCATTAAAAGCATCACCCTCCTGCGAGATTGTGCCCTCATCCCTTGCAACTGTCACAAGACTTGTGCTGCCATCTTCCATCGTAATCAGTCTGCGGTTAATATACTCTGCAATTCGATTTTTCCATGTTTTCTTTGTAAATCCCATAATATGTCCTCTCTTCCTATAATAATAGTCCGGTATCATCTCCGGCATATACCTCTGATCCACAATAATAATTAAAGTTGTTAAGTAAAATGCCATACACATCATCCAATATTTTCTCAATATCATTCATCTTCTGGTATGTATTGACTGGCATACTCGGTGTCTGCGGCGTGTCTCCATGAATCATGTACGCATTTCTGATAACCTCTGTGTTATTTATGACTGATATTAAAAATGTCTCATTTGGATGTTCTGGAACGTCTGCAACCGTAAGATTAAGTTCCAGCACATCTGATAATAACTTTGTGTTATTCTGGATTCTCTGCATATCTGATCGATTCAGTGCGCCTTTCATCCCGGCAAGCCATTCTGTTTTTTCGTCTACATTGAAATTATCCAATCCTTTCTGTAACAACTCCAACATGCGATCCACATCACTCTGTGACCGGTCCGTCACTGTCTGCATCCACACCAGCATAAGCAACCACCTCACTTTTCAGACGCTCATTTTCTTCTTTTAAAGCTTTGTTTTCCTTTGTGAGCTTTAGATTTTCTTTTCTAAGCTCGTCATAATAAGGATTAATTGGATTGTAATTCATCAGATCAGCACATCTCCTCCCGTATATAATTCAACTCCGGCGAAGTAATTTTCCGTAACAACTACTGAATACCCCCTGCACGTTGCCGTTGCGATAAATCCACCGGTCAAATCAAGCGTCTGGCTCTCAATCAATGTTGTCGATGTCTTGCCACCGATGGAATTTATATTCGCCCAATTTCCTACCTGCTCTAAGTCAACCAGGTACTTCATTCCCACCTTTTTTCTCAAGGCATGATAATCCAAAAGATAAGCGGCGATATCAGGTAATATATCAGCATTATAAATGGTGCATCCACTGTACTTCTTTATATTTTCTGTCTCTCCAGCTTCGATTTTATCCACACGTTTCTCATAAGAAAAAGTGGTATTTGCATATTTAATACCTGTGATCTGGCACTGTCCGGCATCCGGCATGTTAATGATGAGATAATTTGTTTTTACTTCTTTCAGCGTGCCGACACTTGCCGTGATGGACGATGGAAGATATGGACTTGAGAATGTGATCTTGGTATCTCCGGCCGGCAATGTTTTCTTATAAATGTCTGAGTTTTTTTCTTCCAATGCATAGTTTTTCATCTCAATATTCACACCAGAGATATATTTTTCAAGAGATACTTTCGTATTTCCATTAAATTTGCGATCCGTCCCGACAGTGGATTTCACATATCTGTCTGGCTTATAAACCTTGATGGTATCGCTCCGGCTGTCATCCGCAACCGCACCACACGCAAAGCATACCTGTTGCAATGCCTTACGGCACGTCTGGATGGCTAAATAGCCACTTAAAAGTGTGTTACCTACTTCTTCATCAATTACATATTTTTTTATTCCTGCTGTTACAAATATCGCATTCAGTATCACTTCTGCACGGACATTGTTATATACCTGTCCGTCATAAAATGTATACTTATCTAATAAACCAACTTCATCAACCAGCTTAAATTTTGCAATATTCTTTGAAAAAGAAAAGTCGTTGATGAAGAATGCTCCCATAGGAATCATGTTTCCGTTCTTAAACTCTGACAATGTGACTTCCTGCGTTTTCTGCACACTCTTCCACGCTCCATTTTCGTTTTCTGCATCAAAATCATTATTCATATCAACAATTGAAATATCCGCTTCGTTGATAGACAATGTTGCAGAGGTCACATCAATGTCTTCCTGCACCTTGGCTGTCTGGATCATATCCTTATCCCACACGATATATTTTCCGTATAAAATGTACTGAAGCTTAATATATCTCTTTGGAAAGCTTGTTCTTACAAATTCAATCTCGATTTTTCCATAATTCTGCACCTGATTATTGCAAACATAAATAAGGCTGTCCGGGTAAAATGTTTCTGTGATTAATTTTGTACCGGCGATTGTATACCATGTGATTTTCAACTCTGCTGGTGGCTCATCTTCAAAATAAAGTGTGATCGCTGCGGACGTGTGCTGCTCTTGGAACGTGACTGTAATCTTAGGATCTTTTTCAAAAGTACAATCTTCCTTCGATAACGCATCATTCCAAAATGCAATGTCTTTCGGATTTTCCGTCAATACGCTTTTACTTCCATCTAGCACAAATTGGTTCAGTTCAAAAGTCCCATAACTTTTCTGTTCCGTCTGGTCTGCAAACAACTCAACTGAACCTATGCCCTGGTTATCATCTGTCGTAACCGTGGCATCTGATAATGCGGTAACATCTATAAATTTCATTTCTGCCCTGCAATATGTTCTCATAAATGCCCCCTTACGGTGTCTTAAATGGTTTTTTACTCGTCATTTTCCATGACAATCCTTTATATTTCGCTCCGTTGTCAAATACCTTTTCTACTTCATCTTTAATTGATGAAAAATACCCATAGAAATCAAACTGCTTGCTTGCATCCGGTAAAGATACATGATGGAATCTGTTTTCACAATCTGTTATATGATCCATCAGTTTATCATAAAGTCCCGAATCGTCTATTGTGCCAATTGAAATTGTATAGTTCTTATAGATTCCTATACTCTCAATATGAATATCTCCGTCCTCTGTTCTTTCTGCATACTTTTCCAAGAAATCCAAAGTCCTTTGAATAGAAACCATAGGGATATTATATGTAATTCCATCAATGATAAGTCCTTGTGTATACTTATGTACCATCTTATCCCTCCGCTATCCCAAGTCTTATTTCTTCATCCTGTAAATACGGCAGATTAATTCTTGCGAACTCTTTACCATCCACCGCCAGTACTACTGTCTTTGCACCGCTGTAGTCCGGCATTTTGCTTGCAAGCTTCGATGCAAGGTCGTCCATCCAGCCGGTGTTATTTTCAAGCGGCAGGACAGCTTCTTTTCCGGCTTCTCCGATTTCCGCGAGTGTCATTCCGGTTGTTACGCCACCGTTGGCAAGACGAGGCAGATTTACAGTAGGAATTGTCGGAATACTTGGATGCCATGATCCTCCACCCAAAAAATCAGGTAAATCAAATCCAATGCTGTTAAAGCCAGAAATCAATGAATTGAGGCCATTAATAACATGGTTTACCATATTTTCAAACACCTGGATAACACTGTTCACAAAATCTTTTACCGATTTTTCTGCTTGGCGTAATGCTTTATCTGTGTCTTTCGTAAGTAATGCATGAATTGCGGCGAATACAAGTTTTACCCCTGCCAGCAAAAAATTGATCAGATCTAAAATAAAATCGACGCTGTCTTTTATATTCTGGCTCAGGTTTTCAATGATCGGCAAAATTACCGGAAGCACATTTTCAATAATCCATGCAATAATCGGCTGTAAAATATTTGTCCATAAATCGTTCAGTATGTCTATTACGATTCCCATTATTTCGAAAATATTATCAAACACAGGCTTTAAATGATTTTCATAGGTATCCTCAAACATTAACGCCAGATTCTGTAAAATAGGCTGCACATAAGTGTTCCAAAATTCAAGAAATTTTTCTATTAATTCTGACATTCCATTTTTTACATTTTCGATAAACGGATGAATATGTTCATCGTACAATTCTGTGATTTTATCGGTCACATGCTGCACGCCGTCTGATATAGTCGTTGTCAAATCCGCAATCACACCAAGAACCCCATCCAACGCATCTTTTAAAGCATCCTGATTCTCTACAAAAGGTGTCACGATGCAATCGATAATATCTTTTCCAAATTTTGCTGCATTCTCCGTAACCATCATGAACGCATCCGAAAAAATCTGAATCAGGTTTGCTGTGATCTGCTGTCCATTTTCATCCCCAAATACAGAAAATACATTTGCGAATGCATCTGCCCCCTGTGATGCCAACACTGAAATATCAGATGCTATATCAAACATGTCGATAATATAATTTTTTATATTTTCAGAATTACTTTCAAGATAAATAGATATCCCACCAAGAAGATTTTCTGCTATGGTAGCACCTATGCTTACTACAGATGCCGAAATGCTTCCAAGTGACCTTGAAAAAGTCATAGCAAAATTGTCAACAGATGCAGAAACTTCACTATCTGAAAAAATATTTAAAAATGAATTCTTTATGCTTTCTATACTGGATTTAATATTATCAAATTGTAAAGAAACATCTAAATTGCTCCAGGTTTCATCCCATCCATTTTTTATAGAAACTTTTAATTTTTTTAAATAATCTATAAATGGCTGGATTTTATCTGATAATTCTTTTCCAGTAGGAACTTCTTCATATAAATCAGATCCGCCACTACCAGATCCACCGCTACCGCTTCCAGAATCATTTTTCTGCAATACATTCAAGTCATCAAAAGCCGCCAATGCTCCAGCCGCTTTTTTGGCAGAACCGGCTGTTTTATCAAGAGATGCCGCATAGTCTACCTGCTGCTTCTTTGCCTTTGTCCAAGTGCTTTTTCCGCTTATAGCCGCAATAAATCCATTCATAGCATTAATGGCATTTGTAAGCCATGTGCATAAGGTTACGATTGCTGGTGTCAATGCAGATATGATAGGCGCTGTCAGTGCTCCAATAGAATTTTTTAATGTAGCCGAAGCACTTGCCATTTCAGACATTTTTCCATTAAATTCAGAAGAATACTTCGCCATGTTCTGTATACCTTCTGTAAATGCCTTGGATATGGTCTGAGATACTTTCATAACCGCACCGAATATTGCAAAACTAACTACTGTCTGCTTTATTCGTTTCGCCATGTCAGATATTAAGCCAGAGGATTTTTTTGCTGATTTTCCTACTTTTTCAATGTCTTTCGCACCAGCACCAATAGTTTTCTCATTAGCAGCTGTTTCTCTCATCTTCTGATTAAGGACTTCCTGTTTGCTCTGTACATCAAGAAGCTTTTCAGATACTTTGCTATATTCCTCTGTAGTTGTAGGATCTATAAAAGCAGTTCCGGAAGATTCCATTGCGGCAAGCTCGCCTTTTGCATATTTAATTGAGTTTGTTAATTCCTCAACGTCGTATTGCATTCTTTTGAAGGTTGTGCTTTTACTGCTTCCACCTGTTTCTAAGAATTTATCCATTCTGGCAAGAAGTTTATCAAGAGAAGCAGTATCTTTTTCTATCTGCATCTGCACAGCCTTATATTCCTCTGTTGGAATCTTTTGACTTGCCAGTTCTTTCAGTGTCTTGGAAAACTTATCAGCTTCTCTTGCAAGCTTCTGAAACTGTGATTCCATCTGCATGAGCTTACTTGATGCTTCTCCATTTTCAATCAACGTTTTTATTCTGATTTCGCCATCATATTCAGCCATGCTAAAACCCTCATTTCTTAAACTGTTTCAATGCTTCCTGTTCTGTTTCTTTCTGCTTTCTTATTTCTTCCATCATACGATCATAATCATCTATCTTTTCTTTTTCTTCGCTGGTATACTCTTTTTCTGGCTGTTCCAGAGCATATTTATTTTGTGCGTTTTTGATTGCATCTTTTTCCTTGGAACTCATGTTCTTTTCAATTTTCTTCTGTCGAATCTCAATTACCTCCATGAGAGAAGATAATCTTCTTGGCATATTCCAGATCAAGCCATTAAATTTCCACCAGTGCATATCTGCTACGGACAAATCAATACCGTATATCTGCAAAAAATCTGCATATATTCTCCATTGATCTACATCATAGTCAATAAAACGCTTTGTATTTTTGCTACTGCCGGTATTGTCGTGATACCATCCGTTTAAATACCAGGAAATACATTCATTTAACTCATGGTGCTGTGGATGGTCTCTAAGTTCTCCGTATTCATCAGAGAACATAAGATAAAGAATAGAAGTTGTTTTCTCGTACTCATTCATTTCTTTGTCATATTGCAAAATATAAATCTGCATACCTATGCGGAAATCGGTATTTACTTTGTATCCGTTCCATTCAGTAGGCAAATTGTCCAGCATGACATTGTTCATTATTTTGCCCCACGTCTTCTTACATTGTATCTGTTCTGCACCTGTTCAAAACGTTTATTGAAAAGCTTATTCATAACAGGGATAACCTGCTCTACAAACTCCACAATTGCAAGTTCATCCGGGACAATATCTCCGTAAATCTGTTTCATGGCATCTTCGCCAAACAACCCATCTATACTTTCCGTAATCTGCTTAAGATATTTCACTCGAATGCTGTTAAGCTCTAATGCTGCATCCACATTAATATCATCCACATTAATATCGTCTTTGTGGTTCTTTCTCCATTCGGCTGCTTCTTTTTCACAGTTCTGAGATATATTATTTAATTTATCAATTACACCTGCAAACTTCTTAGCTGTGTCTGCATTCGCTGTATCTACTGTTATAACTGTAATAAGATCTCCGTCTTCGTCTTTTATTGCAATTTTTTTTATGCCACTGCTTAATTTAATTTCTTCCATTTTTAACATCCTTTCCTAATGTGGGACACCAAGGAAAGGTAGGCATCCCACATATGCTAATTTTTAATTAACACCTATGAAACTGGGTAATCTTCATCCAAAGCCAAAGCGCTTACTTTAGGCGCCCATGTGAACGATCCATCACCAGCAATAGTGATTGTTCCAAGTTCTACATCTCCATTTCCATTAATCTGGACTGTAGACTTTAAAATATCACCACCTGCTCCACCAGTGCTTGATGCACATACAGTTACTGGGACACGGATACAATCGCCGGATCCGCTTGTAATATCAGCTTTAAAGAAGCGATAATAATATGTCTCGCACTGATCTCCTGTTGGAAGTTTTTTAAAAACATCATTAAACACTGTCTGCATTTCATCTGACAAATGTTCTCTTTCTGGAGACATTGAAAATGCATACCCTTTTACAGAGTTGCTTGCATTTTTCATGTTTACGTACTGTGTGCTTTCTGTGTTAGGTCCCCAGTCTTCAGAAAGCTCTGTGAAACCATCACCCATTTCAGCAAGCTTTTCACTTTTTCCACCCATAAGGCTTCCAATATCCAAAAGTGAGACCATGTTAGTTCTGTCTTTTGCCATGAGTATTCCTCCTATTTTTTATAAAAATATTTAAGCTGCATATTAATTGCTAATTCTGTTGTTTTCCCATCTGCTGTACCGCAAAATACATCCGATGTGCGGTTGATTTGTTCTACAACAAAATTTTTATCTTTTAATGTAAATTCTCCACTTTCAAGGAACTTTGCAATATTTTCAAGCAGATTGCTTGCTGCAATATTATCCTTGTTTGTTGTTGGATTGCTTTTGTATACGATCTGGAACGTCATTTGTCCGACATAAGAACCGCTGACATATTTTTTCAAATAAACTGGATCCTGCGCCGGAAAAACTCCAATAGACTGAGTATCTTTTATGCTGTTCCATAAGATTGTTGAATTTGATGGTTTGAAACCGGGCGGAAAATTTGGATAACTATTTATCATATCAAGAATAGCTCTTTGCGCCGTTTCTGCATCTGATACAAGCATTATTTTTGTCTTTTCATCCAAATCATTTACCTCCAATCTCAAACCTTGGTATAAGGCTGTAAACACCGATAGTATTCACTTTGTAGCAATTCCCTTTTTCATTTACCATGTACTGGAAGAATTTACCCGGATAATCGTCTGAATTAATTAATCCAACCGGCAATTCCCTATCAATGAGAAGTTCATCTTTTTTTGCAATCACTATGAAGTCAAAATCATTACTTCTTAAAGTGAAATGCTTTAGCTTTTCTTCTTCGCTCATGTTCTCCCAGTCTGGTGGATTAGCATAATTCAATGTGCCATCATTCGGGATTTTTACAAGAAAACTATCTGCATCTTTCATTCCAGATTTGCTTATGTTCTCTGCCTGTGTAAGCTCGATTCTTACATTTTCAAATAGAGTACCGAAATAATATTCAGTTTCTAAAGTGTCGTTGTAATGCCTGTTATATAAAACCACGGCATCTTTATATCCGATTCCCATAAGCTAAACTCCCATGTACAAAAGGTTTTCATGCCTTGAATCAACCATTCCGGTTAGGTAATTTGATGCAATATCGTAGCACTTTCTATTAAGTGCCATTTCTGATTTTGCAATTTCTACCAATGTTGAAGAAGATGCTCCGGCATCATAAGATACTGATTCACTTCCAGAAGTCATGCTCTTAATCATTTTCCCTTTTACAGTTCCGTCCGTATTTGCAATAACACCAAAGTTATTAACTGCCGCAGAGTACTCAGATAAATTCTTTAGCAATTCAGCTATTTCGCAGGTGCAATCTTTGATATTATCCCACCATGCTTCTTCTGATTCTGGCTGAGAATAAAACAAAATCCTGTTTGATGTGATCGCATTGATTCTTCTTTCTGCTTTTCTTTCATATGGAGCAAAGTCTTTTTCGTTTTTGAACAAACTTCCACCATATTTAGTTTGGTAATATTCAAAATCTACATATGACATTGCTCCACACTCCTTATTGCTGTGATAAGATTTCGCTGATAATATCAGCTTTCTTTGTTGCGGTCAGTGAATACCCTTTACTCTCTGCCAGTGCCTTAATTTCTGCAACTGTAAGAGAGTTTAAGTATTCT